CCCGTGTGGGGTTCCCTGAATCCTAGAGGAATATTATGTTCTCTATCACAATCAGCATTTCATTAGATGGGCCTCAGTATAGGGCAATTGGTACAGTTAATACCTTCCCACGTATCATGCGTGGTTGGGAGTTAGCATGTAAGCAATTTCCTACAATTACTGCAGATATCCGTCTAAAGGATATCATAAATGGCACAACCTAAAGTAAATCGCTACTACAGTAAGGATCTAACTATCGTTCTGTCATTCGAACGGTTGCGTAGCAACATCGATATGTCAGACATGGTAGGTCATGAATTACTCCGTACCTTGACAAACAATGCAATCATTAGTGATGCATTGCGCGTTACTGGTTACAAAGTAAATCAGAGAGTCACTACTGTAGATTGGGATGAGAAGAATAAATCATTCCAACCACTCCCTAACATCGGCGGTTTAGTCCGCAAGATGAGCTAAAATGACCATTAAGCATCGATCGTCTCCGCATTTAAATTATAAATGGCAGAGCGATTCATATGATGGCATATCATGGCAACGATTTCTTATGGGTACGCTCTATAAAGCGTCCGATGAGTATATCGATTACCAGGATGGCCCTAAATATGTGGATTTCCATTCCAATTGGAAACGGTGTTCACATATGAAGTCATATGTTGCTAGTGGTCTCGCTGCCACTATCCGTAGCTACGTCCCGCGAACTTGGCCTGTGTACACTGAAGTAGAGCAACATTGCCCTATTTCCTTTGTACCAAGCCTTAAACCCGAATCAATATCGGGTGTTAATAATCACGTGACGAATACGGCTGTGGCCCTATTACAAGACAAGTTTGACCTTAATTGTAAGGATCGTGTCTTGGGCTATTCATACGCCCTTGATTTGATTCCTTATTTAGGTGCATTCTTGAAAGCCTCCAGTGTGTTAAATCGCATTGGGCGGTGGGCTGCCAAACGAGGCAGAGCATATCGAGATCGGCCGTTTACAACGGTCATCTACGATGCTATGCGCGCCGATCTAATTAATCGGTTCGTTATACAGACCACCATCGCAGAAACGCGTCAAATACTAACTGTATATGAGCGTTGTACGCGTGCCTGGGAACAGGCGCACCTGCGAAATACAGGATGGACCACTCTGACCGCGCAAGCGACCACGAGTAAAATAATCGAAACTGGCCAAAGTAGTGTAAAATCTACGAAGGACAATCTCGATTGGCCCAGGGCTGTATGGGGCTGGGATCACATAATCGGCGTCACTTCTAAAGTGCACGCTGTATTGAGGTTAGAGTACGATATCGCTAAAGCTGACCCGGTTAAATGGGTCGCTAGAGCATTAGGTATCACTACCCCTCTTGAATCTGCATGGGATAAGATCCCATTCAGCTTCGTATGTGATTACTTCTTTAGGGTCGGTGAATTGATCGAATACATTTCCGATAAAGATACGTCGCAAGACGGTCTTGTTGGGAAAGTATGTGATATTGCCCATGTCTGGGCAGCGTCAAAATCGCGTGATGCTTACGTTACCATTAAAAATAGTGGTTATGTACAACCAGGCGCTTCTTACACACGGTTACTCAATGTTGAGTTCAGCGATAGCTGTTACCAAACATCTGAGTTTTATCGTGGTCCGATCGATATGTCCGACAGCTCGGGATTCTGGGATAAAGGAGGTTTTTGGCGCCCTCGTTTATCTTCCACAAGGAAACGGACTCTCCTCGAAATGGTGCTATTACGCGCCAAGTGAGTTCAAATCTATTCACCTTATAAAAGAGGTCTTTATGTCCTTGGTATTATATGCCGCTGGCTCTAGTGCTAATCACGCTTACGTTACCCGTTCAATGGGAGCTGAAAAAGTCGTGATGGTTGAGACTACCGTTGGTAGCCTCAGCGATCCTTTGACTTTGGTTCAGTCCTTATCATTGAAAGGGCCAAACGCTCAAGGTAATCAGCGCTATTCCGTCAGCATCCGCAGGAACGTTACAGATCCTGCAACAAAGTTACCCTATACGGGGTCGGTCGCTACGACGGTATCTATACCGAAGAACGGCACGTTCACCGCAGGGATGGTCAAAGACTTATGCTCAGAAATGGCATCAGTCCTTGGCGCATGTAAAGCGTATGGCGCTTCAGGTACAGTTGTAGCGGGTTGTACCGATACATCTGCTTATCCTGAATCCATTGCCAACATGCTCTTTGTTGGACAATAGTCCGGAAAACGCAAGGGACGTGTATCCCTTAGGATTGTAAAACCTTTATGGAGTTACTAACCATGAAGCAATACAGTTCAGCGCAGGAGACCTTAATTTATAAGGCCCTGCGAAAGTGTATCACCGCGGATCTCATCCGCAACGGTATCCCTTCTGCATTAGCAGGTTTCGTAGTGAAATACTACGATCCTGAAAATGAAGATTATCTGCTACGTGTTGATGCATGGCAGTCTATGCTGTGCTTAAACTACGTAACAGCGGACCATCGACCCTATATCCCTCTCCAGTACATCGAGTACGGAGTTGTGGTGGATCGTAATGGCGTACTTATACTTGCTGCGCCACCAGTTATGGTGGAGCAACTCCATGCCGTTATACGGCTGGTATACAAGTATAAGGGTAAACCGCGCAGAGAAACGGATTGGGACACGGTTAAAGACCGTTTCCGCCGACCGGGCGCAATTACGCTCGATACTACGGAAATCGAGGGTATTAGGCGAGTACTTAGCGTACTACGCCCTCCTTCTTCGTGGTCGGAATTGCCACCCGGGAAATTCGGGCCTGGAACTACGAGTGAGCGCGCAAGTATACATGGACGGTGGAGTTGGGAGATTTCTCTTCCATACTCTGTTCCGTTCACAGTATATAGCTTACGCCTCTTGGATACCAAATTTGGTAGAGATTTTGCACGCGCACCCTTGGTACACCAATATGGTATAACAAGGGTTGGCGAAGTGCCAAAATCTATCAAAACCAACCGGTTCATTTCAAGTGAACCTGCTGGGAACATGTATACTCAGATGAGCGTTGGATCGGCGTTAACTGAAGAAATGCGAAAGCGTTTCCCCAGAAACACGAATCTAATCGACCAAGCTGAGCACAATGCGCTTATGTTTAGTAGACTTAAACGCTATACACGTTCGGGTATCCCGTACTACGTCAACTACGCCACTATTGATTTAAGTGACGCAAGTGACCATGTTTCTCGTAGACTCGTCAGCCTACTTCTCCCTCAGTGGAAAGAATTCCTCTTTGGAGTTCGATCTACCTTTGCCCGCTTTCCAGACGGTGAGTTGGTTCCGTTAAGGACCTTCGCACCTATGGGTAGCGGGGTCTGCTTCCCCGTCCTGAACGCAGTTGTACTTGGCATTGCCTTGTACGCCTGCGAGAAGGATCCTTGTCATATATGGGGGGACGATGCTATCGTCCCCGCAGACAAGGCATCATACTTCAAGGAACTCCTTAAAAAGAGTGGCCTTGTAGTTAATGAGGGAAAATCTTGTTGCAGCGGATGTTACCGAGAATCGTGCGGAATTGAATTGTTTAATTCAATTCGCTCACTTAATGAAGAGAAGTGGTATCCACTGGATATCACGCCTCTTTATATCAAGGAACATCCCTCCCGGGTAGATTCAGCAACCTTAGAACAATGGTTCCAGAAACTGGACCAGAAGAACTGGGTCGCTACACGGAATGCTATAGCCGAGATGGCGCGTCACGCGCTACCGACTAAGCAACGTTGGAACAAAGATTACCAACGATGGGAAGTGAGGATCGTGAAAGCTAAGCCGATCATTCGCCTTAGTGCTCTCGATGGCTTGTACGGGCTCGTGCGTTGGTTCGGGATCAGGACCCAACAGGATCCTAATCTTCCCAACGCCGATATACATACACCTAGCCGGGAAACTCGCATGGTACGCCAATGGCAATCCATGGAGGATTTTCCGCTCCTTTCACACTGGTTTGTCACCAATACTACGGGAGTTAAAAACAGCTAGTATAAACCA